AAGAAAGAGAAAAGAATAGGTGGTTCGCATCGCATTAAACTGGTACACATCACGCCACTGCTCATACGGAATAAAAGCCAACGCCACCTCTGACCCAAAGCCAGAGGTCGTATTATAAACACGAAAAGAATCCTTGACCCATCGGCTAAACGTCGAGGCCGTAGCACCCGCCTGCGTCGGCGTATACGCCGCTTGAGTCGCTACCGTCGCGAACGACACACTGTAGCGTTTAAACCGCCAATCAGGATGCGTCGCTTGAATTTCAAACCATGCGGCAGCCGTCCAGTCTACCAGGCGCTTCATTTCGCCTGTCTGGCCGACAACGGTTGACGGACCCGTCCCAGCAATGCCTGCGTTCTGACGCAATGATTGTACGATCTGAAGAAATGTTGCCACGTTAGACGTGACTCAGGAGCTGTCTTGCCCATTCACGTCCCTTGGGATTTCGATCTTCAATGATCGAAAAAGACGCAACCAGGCTGGTAAAAAACTCTACCTTATTTACGGGATCTTCTCCTGGCTGTTCAACAACTCGCGTCTTGACGGAATCTTTCTTTGACCGTGCCAGCACCTCAACATACTTCCGCTTCGTCACTAAGGTCACTCCAACAGGAAACGCGCCATATTCGATCCATTTCCCATTTTGGTACATCTCGGCCCCTTTACCGTTCACCCAGCAATCAATCACTTTCGGAGCATAATCTCCCGCCTGTGGAGAAATGCGAATACACACCGGCTCTTCCGCAAACGCTAAATCGTCCGCGTACTTCTTTTTGCTGACTTCTTCTTGTACCACAATAATGTCTGGCGTTCGCTCAATGGATTCATTGATCGGTGGCATCTCAATTGCGCTTCGCTGCGGCACCTCAAATGACTCAGAGTGAATTTCTTTCTTTGGTCGTCCCATAGATCCTCCCATGCGTAGACTGAGGGGGTGGCGACAATCCGCCACCCCCGTGTTCTTTCTTGACGTACGTTATGAAACCTGCGGACGGTTTGGCAACAACGCAATGTTAACAATCGCGTTGGTAAACCCTGTGGCGTTCCAGTTTGCCGTCCCGAAGATGATGGCTGACGCAGATGCCGTCGCCCCCGCCTTCAGCACTTGATAGGCAAATGGAGCCATGTCGTTAGGAACTGAAGGAAATTCAGGTGCTTGGATAAACGACCCTGAAATATCCAACGCCTCATGCGGTCCCATCACGCACTTCAGAGTGCCACCAGTGATTAAACCCCAGATCACCGTACAACCTTTGCCTGCCACACCCGACACGCTTGCTCCTCCCACTAGCGCGGGAAACGCTGCGCCGGTATTGTAGTCAGTCGTAGGCGTTGCCCCAGCCGTAATAGCGGTCTTAGTGGCAATTTTTCCGTCGATCACGTACCCAATGGTAACGGTGGTATCGTGAGTTGTGTTTCCGCCCGTCGCGGTTAACAGCCCCGATGTCGTACAATAGTTGTTTCCGTTTAATGCAACTTGAATCATAATATCTCCTTAAATCAGTACCGAAGGGTCAAACGCCCCAATCGGACTGATAAATTGCGTGGTGGCGGTGCTGAGAGCCGTGGTTCCCCCAACAAACGTACTAGAATGCGTTATAATGAGGAAGCCCACTAAGGATTTCCCTACGGGGAACGGGGGAAACGTCACGTTGACTCGCGTCGTCGCTTCGGTTCCCATCGCCACCGTTACCGTGCTAGCGTTGTCTATAAAAAAGCAAAACACGTTAAACGAAGCTGCGGTAATGCTGCCCACAAGGGCTGGCATATCCGTGCCTGCGGCAATCGTGACAAGCTTTCCTTTGGTCACGGCATGAAAAGCCGTGGCTCCAATTTTTGCTAGCGTGGTTGTGGAACTAATCACCAGCCCCGCACTTGCAAGCGGCTGTGACGAGTATCGATCCACCAACGGTTCAAAGACGGGACGCAGCGCATCTTTATCATTCGATGCGGCCATCGTCCCAATATACCGAGTTAATGTATCCTGCATGGTCTACTCCTTCTCTTAGGACAGAGTCTTGCTGCCGACAAAGGCAACTGACATCCATCCGTTGTTTTCGATCATCACGGCCTTCTTCCACATTACGCCCGTGTAGCCGCGCTGACCCAACGGATCAGACTTCGACTTCTGACCAGGTGGGAGATAGGTCGGGTCCATACTGTTGAGACCACGTACCGCAATCTGTGAGTACGCATCTTCGCCCAACACCAACATCGGATAGACATCGAGCGACGTCCCCGTGGTGGAATACAGACCCGTCGCGCCAATCGCGGCGCCGCCATTCTGAATGGACGGCAAATCCGGTGAGGTGATAAAGCGGAAGCGCTCTACTTTGCCCACTTCGTACGGCATCGGGGTTCCCGTTGCATACTTTTCGGTCGGCGTAAATCCAGCCAAATCACGAATATCTGGCTCTAGGTCCGTATGACAGACCACGATGTAGCCTGGAGAGACCGCATCGGTCGCATATTTGGCACTGGCCTTCAACACGCTGGTCACCATGCGGCAGTGATTCCCCTGCAAGGACTTCACAATCTTCCGCACTAAGCCGAGGGTTAAGCCCCCATTGACAGTGGCAATCGTGGTGCCGGTGCCGCCAAAGTACTGATTGGTACACGCACGAAGCGCACCATACAGGATCAGCTCATTTACAAAGGTGACGCGCTCGCCCACCTGCTTCTTCATTTCGGCAGGAATATCATCCTCGTACAGTTCAAACGTCTTGTTCGTAAAGCCGTACAAGCAGGAATATTCCTGGATGACCACCGTGATATCGACTGGCACGATGCTATCCGGTGTCCCCGTAATACCTTCAGCGGTCGCATGCAACGCCACGATAGCATTGCCACGGTCGCCGTTTCCGTCTACAAAGAAACGGTTCTGGGTCGTCGAGTTGGTGCTAGTTGCACCGTAGGGCAAATAGCGACGGGCCACATACGTATCGCTCATATTGCGCGGCATCTCTACTTGACGCCCGTGCTTACTCAACACTTCAGCAGGAACGGCGTGTTTAAGAATCTCGCCTTTAAATTTATTAATTCGTCCCGTTTGTAAAGCAAATGTCTGCATTGCCATGATCGTATACTCCTTTAACTAACTATTAAATCCTCGTTCCATTTCATCATCCGCACTGGCACTTGGTGGATGTCCACCTGCCCCACGCGGTGCAACGGCTTCCGCAAGTCGTTGCCGACGTGCCGCCTCATGGGGCGGCGCTACAGTTCGCGCAGGGGCTGCAAGCTTACGTTCGGCTTTAAACCGCGTAATCGACTGGGCGATCACGCCAGGTCGCCACGTTTCCGCAAGCTGGGCCTGATACGTGGGCGGTTGTGTCTTCAGCCATTGTCGATACGGCGTGACGGCATCTTTTGCCCCTACAACCGTTTCCCAATCTTGATGGGCATCCGTCAATGTCGCCCGTGCGTCCTCTTGACGCGCCCGCTCCACTCGCGCATTCACGATCTCCTCAACTTTTGAGACATCGAAGGATGATCCCGTTCCCTTCATTTTTGATAAGGCGCGGTTTAACCCTTTCAAGTGCATCTCTGTCAGTTCAGGAAACTCAGACTGCATTTCTTCAAAGTCTTCGACGGACGCGGTCACGGCTTGCCCTTGCGGGGTTGTAGCCTGCCATTCCTTCATCCGTTGCTCAATGCCCCCAATTTTTCCAAAAGCCGTTCCAAACCGTTGCTCTAGCGACGAGGCGATCTTATCGACCGTCTCCGCGTTGGCAACAAAGCGTTTGTAATCGTCTTCTGTCAGCTTGGCATAAGCAGGAGTTGGAAGAACAACCACTGGGGCTGGCACCTGGATGGGTGTCGGGTCAGCGGTAAATCCCAACTCGAACTGCCGATCATCGACCGGACTCGCTGCGTCCTCGCTTGTCGAGGTGTCAGGCGTCTCGGTGTTTTCGATGGACATTAGCACTCCTCCTTCTGAATCGGCGTTCCCCGTCGATTCCGTATCGTCCTTTCGGGCGTATGAACTTTCAATTACTCCGTCTTCACAGGATCATCGTGCAGGGCTAAAACGCTTTTAACTTCCGCCAGGCGGCCTAAATGAAAATTCCGATCCGTTTCGGTCATCTTTGCGTCATTTTGTGCGCGTAGCACCACAAGCCGTTCAGCATAATACGCGTAAATCTTGCGCCACACGTCAGACGTTTTTTCATGGTTTGTCAGGATCATGCGTGGGCGTACCGATACGGAATAATTTTTGCATCTTCTACGTGTCCAAGTGTCACCATCAAACGATACTGAATGGGCCTTAACGGAAGATCTAGAATTTGACAACACCACGCCATCGAAAACTGTGCCGCTTTCGCTTGTGAGTTATGCACGGCCAAAAGCCACTCAGTGGCTTCTTGCGCGAGACGCTTTCTTGTTTGCCAGGCTGCTGATTGTCGCCACGACGCTTGTCGAGCGGTCGGAAACGCTTGCCCTGAAAACACATCGTGCAGGGCCTGCTGAATCACGGACGCCACTAATCCGCGTTCGCCTGCAACTTCTTCTGGGGTGATTTTTGCCCCCTCGACGGCGGCATCAAATGCCCGCGCATGGGCCGCGTGTGAACACTCGTCGTAGCTAGTTAACATTGTTTCAGACTCCCATGATGTTACGATACGCCGTTTGCTCATGGTCGGTCAAGATTCACTCACTCGTCAAATCCTTGCTTCATTTGGCGGTCGCCGCTAGACATTTGCATCCACTGGCGCAATTGCTGGCTCCCTTGTCGCTGACTGTCCGTATACATCGAAGTTGCATCGTCTCCCCACTGATTGAAGGCGTCAGCTCGAAAGTAGCCAGGGAGACCCGTCAGCGTTTTCCAAGACTCAAATGGACGGTCTTCCCCTTCGTGCGTTTTGGCGTGATTGTACTGCTCTTGCAAAGCTATTTCCTGGTTTTTTGTCAAGGACGAGACAAAGTCATCGTACATTCGTTTGACGGCAGGATTGGTTTCAGTCAGTACATGGGACGCGACATCCCCTGCAACCATCTCTGGGGTGACATCTTCACGATACACTTCAATGCCCCACTGCCCTAATGGAAACTCTTGAGGACGTGGATACTCTGCCGTTCCAGGCTCGTCTGGTCGCCAGGTTTCAAGATATCCTCGGTTTTCACCAATCGTTGCTTTATAGTTAATGCCCAATCCTGCAGTGCCAGGAAATTCGCGTTCGGTATCGGCCTGAAGTGCTGAGATTTCCATGATGCTACGGTTTCCCCATATTTAGTAAGCCTGGCTTGACTGGCTTTTGTCGCGCAAATTGCCAGAAAGTTTCCCCTGCTTGCTCTTGTGCGGCAGTTAACGAGGGTGCGCCTTCTGGCATCGCATCACCCACAACAAACCGTGAAAGAATAGTCGATTGGAGAATTCGGTCTCGCGCTTGTCGCTCAATCGGAGCGTCCACGCCTTTGGGTAAATAAAATGCCTCCCACCACGCTCGCTGTTCAGGCGTTAAGGCCATTGATTCCGTAAACGGAAGACCTGCGTCTGACGCGAGAAACCCTCGCGCTCGTTCCACGGCAACTAACCCGCCTGCTTGCTCGGTAGTCAGCGGCGTAGCCCGTGCCGTATTGAGAAACACCGTCTTGGTATCCGCATCGTACCGCCCTGCCACATCAGGTCTGGCCGTCAACGCTTCCGCTAACACCGTAGGAGCCGAGGCGGTGAGGTTAGGGAACCATCCGTCTGCGGCGTGGCTTGCGGCGGAGAGATCGGTGGCGGTGTAATCCATCGTTACGGTGCCGTGATCGGCGTGATCGTCGTGGCCCCTGTCTGTCGATCAATTTGGATCTGGTACGTCTGCTGTGCCTCGACCCGCACCATCGGACGCAACCGATAGTCGTACAAACTTCCCAGTAGCCCTGTAAACGCCGCCGTAAATTCAAACGTGACGGGCTTGGCGTGTGCCGCCTGAAGCAACGCGACCGCTTCTTCAAGCTGGGTCGGGAGTGTCGTCATGCGTCCTCCATTCCAAAATCACGAGGATACGAGCCGTAGGTGGCTTCGTTGATTGCCATCCACGACGCCATGTATTCCAAGTCTTCAGGGCGAGGGAGTTGGTGGGCGTTCACCGCCTCTTCAATCCGTATCGCCACTTGCATCGATTCTTGTGTCATTTTTGCGTAAAACATCTGCCCATTGGCTAAGGGAAATCGAATCATCATGCTTGATACGCTTGCCCGTCAGGGGCCAATTCCGTTGGTTCCGTCGGCGGCGTGGAGGTCATTGCGGTCGGGGTCTGCTTTTGCTCCAGCGAAGCCAGCGACAATTCCTTTTGTGTTTGCAACTTCATGGTGGTTTGCGCTAACTGCGCCTTTAATTCTTCCAAACTAATCTGATGACGGTTTGCATAATCTAACATAGCCAGCCGTTCACGCGACGCAAGTTCGGCCATTTGCACCTGATGCGACACTGTCGTGCGTTGCGTCTCCGATTGTACGTACACGGTATCCCGATCCGTATCGGCTTGAATGCGCTGCTGATCGGTCTGCTGCCGTGCTTGGGCAATCGCCATATCCACTTGTGCGCGGATTTCTTCCACTTGCACTGGAATCGGCTTGGCAGGCGGCGCAGACTGCATTTGCTGGACTTCCGATTCGGTATACTGAATCGATTCAGGATTGATGTGTTTACTTTTTGCCACCATTCCAAACCAGAGCTTCGGGTTAATGCCGTAGGCAGGATTCTCCACAATCGGCCCCAGCCCAATAAGGAACTGGTCGTGGATCGCTTGCTCAATCAACGCAATCGACCCTTGCGCTTGGATCTGGTAATCGCCCTTTTCGTCCGCAGGGACATCGGGGTCAAGCAACAGGTACTCGTAAGACTGTTCCACCACAGGGCGGGTGATGTAGTTATCGAAATCGTAGCCAATGGAGCGGAGCAGTTGGTTCGCATTGTTGTCTTGAAGTTGCATCCCGCCCAACGTGTTGGGAGTCGTTTTCCCCGATTGTCCTTGGGTAATAAGGGGGATAATGGACGATTCTTCTGCCAAGCGAAACCCGTACTCGACCACCGACTGCAATTGTGGCTGAAGATTCGGAACAGAAAACGCATAATACGCCTTTCGCATATCGTCCACCGAGGAGGAGGTCTTTTTTAACCACATCTTGTTCCGACCGACCCCCCACACCCCGTCCGCAGGTTCAATGGCTTCACGATCTAGCACAATTTGCACACCAGAGGAGAGACCCGCATTATCCAGCAGCGCACGGGTACTGCCATTGACGATTCGTTGAGGCAGGGCCACCTGCTCCGCCACGCCGACTCCCGCCCATGACCCTGCGCGTTTGCGCCACGGCATGGCATGGTACGGCATGGCTCCCGAATCCAACGGATTTAGCACGGCGCGAATCACATGCTGATTGACGAGCGTCACAATCACAAACCGCATGGCCGTGGAGCGCGGCGATTCGCTTTTCGACGGTTTCCGCGCATGGCAGGATTGAATCGTCTCGAAGTCTTCTTGATTGATCGCCCCGTAATAGAACCACACCTCGTAGCGGGTTTCATTCGCCGTGGCGTACGGGCCGCTGTTGCCCTCGTACCGCGCATTCGGGCCTTCGTGAATCACCAAGTCAATCTGGGACGCAATGTACGTAGGATCGTCTCGCAACGCGAGGAGTTGTGTGGCCGAGAACAAGTCTCGCTCAAAGATGTATTCGCCATGCTGCATCGACTCCCCGCAGTTGCGGTCAGGAAAGATGTTCCACGGGTCTTTGCGTTCGTAGCACGGCACCACCTTCTGCACCATTTCGACGGTAAAGCCTTCGGCCCCCTTCGTGACACTCATGGCCTTGCTCACCTTGGGGAACGGCCCCTTCAGGACTCCGACCCCTAACCGACACGCATCGTGGATGACTTGCCGCATTTCGCTGCTGTAATGCGATTCGGTCATCCAATCGCTGATGCGAATTTCCGCTTTTTTCGCGGCCTGCTCGGCGGTGACTCGTTGCTCTTTTGCGAGGTCGCTGACCGTGAGCGGCATACTCGGCCCTGTCCCCATCGATGGGGGGAGTGGCGGGGTAGGCGGGGCCAGGGGATTGGCTTCATCACGGGGCGGCGGTGGCTGTCCTGCTAGGGCGGCGGCTTCGGTGGGCGTAGCATCTCGCTGCAAGGGCTGTCCAGCATGGACAAGCTGCCGTGTATCCGATTCGGCTTGCGCGAGGTCGGGGATCGGAGTCGGTTTGAGGCTGAATGGCGTATCGTTGAGCGGCAACAGGATCTCGCCAATCTTTGCCGAGCCTGCATCGACGTACCGTGCGGTCAGCTTCACAAACGCGGTTGAGCGGCCTTCGTTCTGCACAGACGCGCCGAGGTTGAGCGGGGCCGTCATGCTGACAGGCTTCCCCCATGACGCAAGGCCCATGAACTCGCCACGGTTCGCATCGTCGATGCCGAGGTAGCTCTCTTCAGCGCGTAGCCAAATGTCCTCAATGCCCGACAGGGTTCTCGCGTTCTTCGCTTCATCACGCTTCCGCGCCATGATCTGCCCAATAGCGCGTAATTGCTCCTCGCGCATTGACGTGCGGTCGGCCTGTTCCTCGTCAAGCAGGGACTGAATCTCTGGGGGGAGTCGAATCTCGTCGTGCGGCATACGTCCTCGTTTTCTCAGATGTTCCGTAGGGGACTTACCCTAATGCGCCTAACGCCTGATCGATCTGCATGTACTGCTGCATTCTGATAGGCGGCGCGACATCGTCTTCGTTGGTGAGTTTGGAGGCTACAAGGCTGAGATACCGCATGGCATCTGCGCCATGTGAGAACTCATCGTGGAGCGGGGCAGCGGGTTCGCCTGTTGACGCAGGAATACTGCGTCGATACCGCTTTAAACACTCGACTAATCGCGCCGTCTTCCCTTGATCGAAGATCACCTGGGAGAGAAACATGCGACAGGCGCGGATGCCTTCCTCCACAGAAACCGAGGGAATGCTCCGTTCGCGAGGCTGCACCGTACGCCCGAACCCGCGCAGAATCTCTTCGGCTGACCGCCCTGTTTTATAATCGCGTGTGAACCCATCGTGCGGCAAGTAGTCAAAGCCCCAATTCCAGGCCCGTGCGTTGAGTGTGGCGGCGTAGTAGTCCAACGTGCGTTGATGTTCTTCGATGTAGTCCACGATCCGAATTTCAGCCCGACCGCGCTGAACGCACAGAATCGACGTGGAATCGTTCCAGCCGAGATCCCAGACCGTATGTACCTTCAGGCGCGGATCGTACGGTACAGGGCAAATGCGGTGATCCTTGACGGCTTCCATGATCTCTCTCGCGTAGATCGCCCCAGCGACTGAGGTGCGACATTGTCCACCCCAAATATTCGCGTAGTCTTCCTCGCTCGTAGCCAACGTATGCAGCCGCTCTTGATCCAATGCAGGCGGGAACCAGGGGTTGTCGTGATAGTTCATTTCAATGACAACGGAGTCGGTGGGCGGCGCGACTACGAACCGTTGGTACGTCTCGTCGGTGTCGAGGACAGGATTAAACGTGATCCAAATTTCAGAAGCGGCTTTACGAATCGTCGGCGTGAGAATGTCCCAGGACTTTTTCGACACGTTCTGCGCCTCTTCCACCCAGGCCCGATCAATGCCCTCATACGATTTCAGGCTGATGCTTGTTTGCGCCGAGAGTCCAGAGAACAAAAACTCTGTGCCGTTGGTGCCGCGAATTTCCGTTTCATAGACGTGGTACTGCGCCTCCAATTTTAACGCCACGACTTGATCCGCGAGGAGACGATGCACCGAATCTTTAATGGATTTCTGAATTTCACGACAACACAAAATACGTAAGGGTTTTTCGATCCCCTGTAACAGCAAGGCTCGTGCAACACCCCAGGACTTTCCGCTTCCACGTCCCCCGAAGACCACTTTGTATCGATGCGCGGTAAACAGCGGCGAAAGCTTCGCGGGGAATTGGATGTCCGCCGTAGTAGTCACAATAGTTTCGCAAGATCCGGTTGCACAAACGTGACGGTCACCGCAGACAACAACGGCTTGTCTTCTGCGCCTGTCAGTTCCACACTCTTCAGATCAGGAACGACTTTACCAATGAGAATCTTTGCCGCTTGTACTTGAGCAGGAGACAAAACGATTTCGCCTCTTACAAATGAATCCAGGCGGTTACATAACTGACTCGCCCGAATCCGGTCTTTATCTTTTTTCGAATGGGTAATGCGATTGATCCGTGCAGGCATCGTAGAATTCCTAGGGGACTGAGACAGACCGCACAACAGTCGTGCGGGTGCCGTCCTGATGGTGCAACGATTCGAGCGGCTCCTGCAGTTGCGCGAGTTCCTGATCCAGGAACGCCACGGTCCGCCGCAGGAGTTGATGCGCGGCACTTGCGGGATTGTAGCCCCCAATGTACAGCGCACGTACCGCACAGCCGCCCGTTGTCGGATCGTCCTCGACGTTGAGATGGGCGATACTCGCGTGGAGCGCAGGCGCAGCCTGAGACGGGTTAGACATTGCCGTAGCCGTCATCCATCTGCATTTCCGCCGACATCCCTGTCGGATTATCCTTGATGATCTGCATGGCGGCTTTCAGCGCATCTGACAACGAGCCAAGTCGTTCACCGCCGAGCATGGCTTCTTCGCCCATTTCCGCGCCGATTCCATCTTCGATCATGTCCGCCGCTGCGGGAGCTTGCGCCATCATGTCTTTTTTCATCACAGCATACGAGCCGTCATTGTAGACCGAAATTTCGACGAGGTAGCCTTCGGCGGGTGCGCCAGCGGCGAGATCCTCGCTCTCCGACATCAGCATGGCATCGTCTGCCGCCATGTTTTCTGCGGCGGCTTGCTGCGGCGATTCCATCTCCTCTGCTTGCATCATCCGTTGGGGCATAGCCATCCCGAACCTCCTGCGTTGCGAATTTATACCTAGAGAAATGTACCCTCTGGGTTGGGAATATATCGCGTTCCAGGCAGACTGTCAACTCGCGCCGTGCGATTTCTGTCGCGAATCGCACAGTAGTTAATTCAGAAGTAGAAATAGAAATAGAAGAAGAAAGAAGAAGATGAAGATGAAGATGAAGATGAAGATGAAGATGAAGATGAAGATGAAGAGCTACGTTTTGCTAGCCCCTCGGCTAGCCTCCTGCTAGCGTTCTGCTAGAATATTACCTACGTATTGGCTAGGCTCCTGCTAGATCCCTGCTAGGGTTCTGCTAGAGCTTTGCTAGAGTTCTGCTAGCCTTTTGCTAGACTTCTGCTAGCGACATTTCATATATAAAGCTACGTAACCTATTGATTCTATAACGAAACTGACTATTTTTATGCAAGAACAAATACCCTATTGACAATCAACGGACTACGTTGCTAAAATTAATCATGGTTGGTACATCACATTCACCACAGGAGGTCAGCATGAACTACGCGAACCATTACGGATATTCGGATGTCCACCCGTACGAAATTATTCGGCGGGTCAGCGGGAAGACAATTGAGATCAGAGAGATGGACGCGACCCGCATCGACTCATCCGATTTGGGATTTGCACCAGGAGGGTTTGTCGGGCATTGCAGCCGCCAGGATGAACAACGGTACGCCTACACAGCGAATGCAGCCGCTCCAATCATTCGCATGCGGCTCAGGAAGGGTTCCCAATGGCATTCGATTTACGGCAGACATATCATTTCGGATGCGCCACACAAGTTTCACGATTTTAATTTCTAGATTACTTACATCCGGCGGCAATCACGCCGCCGGACTTTACCAGGGAGGACACCATGACGAACACGACCAAGCAGAAAAATTTGACAGATAAAGAATATGCCGAAGTAAATATGTTTGATTGCACGATTGAAAATCTAGACGCGATGATTGCGATGCATCCAATTTACACCATCACCCGCACGGTGGTGAGCATGTTGAGTCGTGTTCAAGAGATGATGCAGATTGGAGAGAGTGAGACGGCTCGGCGCACGATCAACCGCGCTAAGTACCTGCTGGACAGCCTAGATCACCAAGAAGGGAGCAAGTAA